TTGTCCGATTGGCGGTATGATAGGTGATGCAGCTAGAGACGCATGGATTAAACACGACCCGAACAGATTTGAGAAGCTATATGGTAAAGTACCGACACTATCTATTACTGAGCCTGCTCTTGTTGAGCTGTCTTCTACCGATAAGGACTAGCCATGCGCAATATAATGCGTGCTATTGCACGACTCCTTGGTTTCAAAACCCAACGTACGGAAGTGCCTGTACTGCAAACGCAGACTGTTGGGCCTGTGCTCCTGGGGCGTACTCGACGGTCTGGCAATCAGCCTTCTGTTCAGGATACCAGCCCCCTCCCCCAGTCGTCACCTGTACAACCACGTTCACGGAAAAAACCGAAGCCTGTCCAGCAAACTACTCAGGCATCAAAAGATACAAGCAAGAAACAAAAACCTGTAGCAACGGCCAAGTCACGCAAACAGCCTGGCTCCTCTACTCCGACTCCTGCGTCCAAAACCCGCCAACATGTCAAACAAGCAGCCAAACCCAAACAGTAAGTTGTCAGACAGGATACACGGGGTCGATAACTCAGACACAAACATCAACATGTCCGGACCCTTATGGGAGTCCAGTATGGTCAGCTTGGTTGACTACATCCAACACATGCGTGAAATCTCTGAGCAATCCTACCAATCCTACATCGCCAGTGAGTCCGGTAAACCCAGCAAGTCCAGTGAACCAGACTGCGACGGTAGTAACCACGCCAAGTGTGACACCTGGTGTGCCAGTAGCCAATGCGTCCATGGATGTAACAGGGAGTGCAACTGTAACGGAGAGTTCACCTGCATCGACGACGAGCGACTCCCCCCAAGCATCGACGGGAACAAGCAGTGCCCAGAGTCAGGAAAAGTCTGTAACGAAAGAGTCTGCCCCAACGAGTGCCTCGGGGACAAGCACAACACCGAAGGTATCCCCATCCCCAAAACCGGGAGTCAAAGGGGGTCTGAATATAGGTGGACTGGGCCAGGCGCTATCGTTGGAGCTGTTTGTGAAGCCTGGATTGACACAACCAAACGTTTTTCCAGAAGTCTCAATAAACCAGTCCGTACCCGCATCGGTAAGGCATCATCATGATTTTTTAATGGAATTATTAAACCAGCCCTTATCCGACCAGTCTGATAAGTTAAAACGAATAGCAAGAGATACAGTGGAGTATGAGCAATGAGTGATTTAGATAAAATTGAAGCAGCAGCCGGAAAGCTTCAGAGCTTATTAGACTGGGCTAAACAGAACACTATGTTGGCTGGTATTGTAATTACAGTACTTCCAGCAATTGCTTCTGGTGGTTATATGGTTATTACCAAGGCTAACGAGATTATTGCTATGTATGAAGAGTTCGGTGATGTTTCTGCTGATGCATCCACTGCAAAGCGTAAGGTGTTAGCCCTTGAAGAAAAGGTCGCAGAACAGCGTGAAATAATTGCAAAACTACAGGATAGAACAAGTGACGCTACTATTAATGCTCGAGAAGCTAAGGTCGTTTCTGAATCAGTACAAAAAGAATTGCGAGCTGGACTATCAGCACAGAAGGTGGAGTTAGAAGTAACAGCAGGTGCCCTTCGTTCTGAGATGAACACGCTTAAACGAGTTACAACAAATAGATTAGGAAACTAACATGCTATCTTTGATTTCAACCCTTGGTGGTCTTTTAATTTCTGGTTTACCTAGTGTTTTAGGTTTCTTTCAAGACAAGTCTGACAAGGCTCATGAGCTTGAGTTAGCTAAGATGCAGACAGAACGTGAGATGGCTATGATGGCCGCTGGATACGCTGCACAAGCAAAAATGGAAGAAATTCGTACTGACCAGGTAGAAATGCAGACTGCTGCTCAAATGCAAAACGCTGCTTTGGACCACGATAAAAAAGTGCTAGAAAGAGCATCAACTTGGGTAGTTAATTATGTTGGTACAGTTCGCCCAACAGTGACTTATTTGTTTGTAATCGAGTTAGTGCTTATTAACTTCTGGTTATGCTACAAGCTATTCTCTATGCCTGGTTTGATTAGTAGTGTAAACGACCTTGAAATTATTAGTGAAATGATTTTCTCGTCTGATGAAATGGCTATGCTTGGTGGTATTATCGGCTTCTGGTTTGGTTCACGTAACTGGAAAAAATGAGAGTAAGCGATAAAACTATTCATATGATTAAACACCATGAGGGTGTTAGGACTAAGCCGTACCAATGTCCTGCACTTTTGTGGACCGTAGGAGTTGGACATGTCATTGACCCTAACCACGCTAAAGTTAAGCTGGCTGATAGAAAACAATTACCTATTCCTGCAGGTTGGGATAGGGTTCTAACCATGGCTGAAGTCGATGAAATACTTAGAAAAGACCTTTCAAGGTTTGAAGCTGGTGTTTTAAGACTATGTCCTAAAGGTGCAACCCAGGGTCAGTTTGATGCATTAGTTAGCTTTGCGTTCAACGTAGGTCTTGGTAACTTACAAAACAGCACACTACGGATGAAGCATAACCGTGGCGAATATGAAGCGGCAGCGGAAGAGTTCTTGAAATGGAACAAAGCTGGTGGTAAAGTGCTGAAGGGCTTGGACAATCGTCGTAAAGACGAACGAGCTCTTTATCTTAGTGAAACCACAAAGGAGTAACACATGGCTTATACAAAAGAAGATTTACTAAAACTAGACGGTGCTGAAGTTGTTGGTGGAAATATTATTCACGGTACTTTAGGTAATCGCGTTTTTGTTGGTAAAATTAGTGAAGAAGGTGTTTTCTTTATTACCCCAGAAGGCGAAGAAAGACTAAGAGCTTTAGAAAGCTCAGTCGAAGAGGCACCAAAACCGACTAAGGCTACTAAAGCAAAAGCGAAAGCTAACATGGTATCTGAAGAGGATGACATCGCAGCGGCAATTGCACAAGCTGAGTAATTTAAAAGGGTAGGCTATGCCAACTATTAAAATTGACAAGTTTTCAGGCATTGTTCCTAGAACAGGGCCTACCCAACTCGAAGGCAATCAGGCTCAATTAGCCAAAAACATCCGAATTACATCCCAGGAGTTACGCTCTTGGAAGGAAAAAACCAAAGTATTTCAGCCAACTACACCGGGTGTTCGTAGCATTTATAAGCTATATAACAACATTACTGGTGCATACAAGTGGCTTGAGTGGGGTACTGATGTTGACGTAATCCAGGGTCCAGTCGCTGACCTTACAGAATCCCGTATTTATTACACAGGCGACGGTACACCTAAGAAAACTAACTGGGTATTGGCTACAACAAGTGGTACCGGTTCCGCACCATATCCAAATGCATACCTTAATATGGGGGTTCCAAACCCTGTTGGTGCTCCTACACTAGTGGCTTCGTCTGCTTCTGGTACTACAGAAGACAGAGCTTATGTTTATACCTACGTTTCTACGTTTGGTAGCGTTTTGGAAGAATCCGGCCCTAGCCCTGCAGCTAACGTTACTGTTGATGTTTCAGGTGCTACGGTTACAGTTTCAGGGTTTTCTGCCGCTCCGACAACAAACTACAATATTACGCACCGTCGTATTTATAGAACTATTGTTGGTGCAAGCTCAGTTACGTTTGCTTTCGTGGCAGAAATTCCTATTGCGACTACTAGTTATGTGGACAATAAACTTGTTGCACAGCTTGGCGAAACTATTCAGACTTTGTACTACGAACCACCACCAAGCGACCTTGTTGGTCTAGTCTCTATGGCTAACGGTATGGTGGCAGGCTTCCGGTCAAACGAAGTGTGGTTTGCAGAGCCATATTTGCCACATGCTTGGCCATCTCAGTACATGATTACAGTGGATTCTGAAATTGTAGGTCTTGGTGTTTACGACACCTCATTAGTTGTTTTGACCAAAAATAGGCCGTATATCCTTACTGGTACAAACCCTGAGTCTATGTCTCAGGTGAAACTCCCACTAAATCAGCCGTGTATTTCTAAGCGTTCAATTTCGTCTGACCAGTATGGTGTGTTATATGCATCACCGAATGGTCTAGTTTCTATTGGTACAGGACAGCAGGACATTGTAACTACACCGCTATACACACGTGATGACTGGCAGCGTCTAAATCCAGCATCGATGCTTGGCGCTATATGGAACAATTTATATATTGGTTTCACTGAAATTAGTGGCTCTATTGGTGCAATTGTTATTTCTCGTGGCGATATACCGCCGCTATTTACCTTAGACTTCCCAGCTAACGCTGTATTTATTGACCGTAGTAACAGTGAGTTGTTTGCGGTGTCTAACGTTGATAACGCTATTTACCAGCTTGATTCTGATATTGTTAATGACACATTCTACGAATGGTTGTCTAAGCGGTTTATCCTACCAAACCCAATGAGCTTTGGTGCTTTGAAGATTAAGGCTGACTTTAATGAGATTGGTGATACAGCTGCGTACAATGCACTAGTCGCTCAGATTACCGCACAAAATCAAGCTTTATTTGCAAGTTCCGGCGGTCAGTTACAAAGCACAGTAAATGATAATAAAGTAAACCAGTTTGTTTTAAACGGTAGTGTTTTGCAGCCAATTCCTCCAATTGCCACTACTAAGAGTGTGAACGTGTTTGTTTACGGTGATGGCGAACTTGTTTGGGCTGGTGGTGTATCTAATTACGATGTGGTCAGACTACCAGGCACTAAGAAATACTACGAGTTTGAAGTCCGCATTTCAGGTAATATTCCTGTTCAGTTATTTGCTATGTCTACTAACGTGGGTGAGTTAAGGGCTGTTTCATGACAATCCGAAAACCATCTATTCCTGTAGTTCATACAACTGACAAGACTACTAACTTGGCTTTTGCTGCAATTCGTGAAACTCTGGAGATTATGACTGGCGTGCGTAATGGTACATCGCAAATTGACCAGTTACCACCGGGGGCGACAAGCGCACAAGTTATTGATAAAATTAATGAAATTATTGCTAAACTTAACTATTCTGGACAATGATACAAACCGTTTATGGTCGTGATAAAGAAGTAATTAAGTTTGTCAGCGAGCGTGTTGATGAAAACGAGTTTGGTTCAGCGATTGGTATTGGGCAATATAAAGATGGAAAAATTATAGCTGGTGTGGTATATAACCAGTACAACGGTCCAAGTATTTGTATGCATGTTGCAGCAGAGCCTGGAAGTCGTTGGATGACAAGAGATTTTTTGTTTAGGGCTTTTGCTTACCCGTTCATACAATTAGGCTGTAATAGGGTGACAGGATTAGTAAGAGCTGATAACATGGAGGCTAGACGCTTTGATGAGCATTTAGGCTTCAAACAAGAAGGTATCATACGAAAAGGTGCTGATGATGGCACAGATATGATTTTATACGGAATGCTTAAAGAAGAATGCCGATGGCTGGAGTTAAAAGATGAGATTAGACGCCCACTTTGATATGTTACCTGAACGCGCTTTTGAGAAGCGTGGATTTGGGTTTACTCGTCCTGGTACCCTTGAGGGTGGCAAAGGTGGTGGTGGTTCTGCTCCGGCCCCAGACCCAAATATTGGTTTGGCTCAGATGAAGCTAGCTGAAATTTCAGAAGAATATTTAAACTCATGGAAGACAGAAGTATGGCCAGCCATGAAAGAGGCTACTCTGAAACAAGAAGTTCGTGCTGATGAGCAGTTTGCCCTAGATAAAGAAATGCAGCTTAAACAAATAGCTGCTTCTGATATTGCTATGAAAGAATATCAAGAAAAAGGTACTCCACTACGTGAAGCACTATATAAAGAAGCAGCAGCTGCAGGTGGTAAAGAAGATATTGCAAAGCAAGCAGCATTAGCCGTTGGCGACGTTAAATCACAATTTGGCCTACAAGCTGACCAGGCTTCAAGGCAGATGAAGGCTTATGGTATTGACCCAACTTCAGGTAAGTTCCAGAGTCAAGCTAGAACCGCAGGTATTATGGAAGCGGCTACTACAGCAGCGGCAGCTACTAAAGCCCGTGATGCAGCTCAGCAACTTGGCTGGGCTAAAAAGATGGACGCAGCAGCTCTTGCACAGGGTCAGTTTGGTAATCAAGCTTCGTCTACAGGTTTAGCCTTACAAGCTGGTCAGCAAGCATTAGGCGCTGGCCAGACAACAGTTGGTAACTACGGTGCTCTAGGTTCTTCTATGGGTCAAGCCTACGGTGGAACAATGCAAGGTTGGGGTCAGGTTGGTCAACTAGGCGTTCAGAAGTACAACGCAGACGTTAATGCATATAGTGCACAGCAGCAGGCTAACGCAGCTGGTTCAGCAGGTTTAGGTTCTGCCATCGGTGGTTTAGCTGGTATCGGTATGAAGTATGCCCTTGGCGGTGCTCCAGCTCTTATGGGTTCTGACGTACGAATCAAAGAAAATATTAAGTACGAAGGTCAGACTCCAGCTGGTGTGAACATGTATAGCTTTGAATATAAGGCTGAACACAAAGATAAACACGGCTACGGTAGATATATTGGTGTTATGGCTCAAGAAGTTCCTGAAGCGGCTGTCATGGGTGAAGACGGTTATTTATTAGTTGACTACTCGAAAGTACAATAATGGCTATTAATTGGGGAGCTGCCCTTGGTGCAGCAGTAGACACAGGTATTAAGACTTACGAACGTCTTGGTGAAGAAGAACTACGTCAGATGCAGCGTGAAAAGCTAAGACGTGAGATTGAGCAAGAAAAGGCT